ACCAAATTCCTCCTATTCACTTCATAATATTTTTCTGAATTAACTTGATTATGACATCTTTTTTAAAAAAAGTCAATGTTTCTTACTCTTTTTAACGGAAAAAACCCCACAAGAACGAGTCCTGTAGGGTAGATACACATTTTAGAAAAGTTTTCCTTCCATTTTTTTTAAAATTATTTTGTCGTGATCAAGCCGTCTGGCTCTACTGTGAACTCAGGTTTATCGGCAAGCGTGCCGTCTTCTTTGATGAAGTACCATCCTTTTTTGTCTGCAGCTTGGGCAAACGCATTTGAAACCATGCTACCATCTTTACTATCGAGATAATACCATTTTTCTTTGTACTTAACCCAACCAGTAAGCATTTCACCATCATCTTTGAAGTAGTACCATTTGTTGTTTACTTTCTTCCAACCAGTAGCCATAGCACCGTCAGTATCTAGCCAATACCACGCTCCTGCTCGTTTGACCCATTGATTTGTCAAGCAATAGCCATTTTCATTAAAGAAATACCATTTCTCATTGATTTGTTGCCATTTATTTGTTGGATAGCTGCCATCAGCATTTTGATACCACCAACCTTTTGAGTTGCTGTGCCAGCCTTCCTTAATTTCTTCCAAACCGTTTTCAATATCATGCTTGAATTGTTCACGGCTAATACCCCAACTTGCTAAGTAAGGGTACGGGTCAACGTGGTCACTAGCATTGTTCGGCTGATTATTCGTACAGTATTCGTGCGATTTGATACCTTCCAAATCATCTGAATCAAGAGTTTTAGGAAGACCAGCTTCATCTGCCAGATTGCGTAACAATTCGATATACAGTCTGTAATCTTCCATAAATTCTTCTTGAGTTGAATGACTTTCAATCAATTCAACTGCTGCATAGGTTTCATAATTCCAACCGCCACCAACATCATAACACCCATTATTTGTTGGCCCTACTTGCATGACTCGTCCATTTCCTACAACGTGAGAGAAAAAGCCAGACTCTACTGGTCTGCGCATGTGGTAGTCCGCTTCGTTTTGGGCAGTTGAGTTTTTGTTACCTGTTGAGTGAGCATGTACTTGTCTGTAAGGTGCATACCCGATTTGTGGAAGCCCTTCTCTATATCTACTTGTATCAATATCCATTTTATTTTTTCCTTTCATATTATGGTAAAACGCCAGGCCAAGGCTCACTAGTCAAGTACGAGATAGAACTTACTCGGATGTCCCCGATGTCCCTATCGGTCGGGACAGGGTCAGTGAACTGGAAACGTAACATGTTGCTGTCCCCGTAGCCTCCAAGGTACCAAGTCCCGTAAGGCGTGCCCTTGTCATTGTAAATGCTGCCAATCAAACTAGCCTCAGACCTGAAACCTTGAGGGACTCCACTCAATCCTAAAATATAGCAATTTCGTTCTTTGTCACTACCTTGTGCCTCGTATCCTACGCCACCTCTGCGAACAACACCGAACCAACCCCACGAAAGACCGCCAAATTGGTAAGTAACTAAATCATTTTTTCGTCTAACTTTCAAGAATGAGTTTCCGAGTTTAGATTTAATATTTAAAGTTCTCCAACCTGTGTCGCCTGTGAGGACCTCCCAGCCCTGATTGCCAGCGCCTGAGCGCTTAATCCATTTCAAAGCCCCGTTTGTAACAGCGGTATCGACGTAAGTAGTACCGACTGGTGCAACTACTTTCCCGTTCGGAAAGCCAGTTCCGTGAATTTCGTACTCATTGACTTGCCCAGCACTTGCGGAAGTTGGTTGACTTGGTAGTACAACACTTCCACCCCCATCTGATAAGACAAGCGTGTTACCAGTTAAGGTCAGTTTCTGAGGAATACCAACACCGTCTGCACCTCGTGGTCCAGTAGGTCCAGTTAAACCAATAGGGCCTTGAGGTCCACGTTCACCTTGCAAACCTTGGGGGCCTTGTAAACCTTGCTCCCCACGTTGCCCGTCTTGTCCTCGCTCTCCTTGGATACCTTGAGGACCCTGTGCTCCATCTGCACCTCTAGGACCTACTTCACCTTGAGGCCCAACTTCTCCTGGGTTCCCTTGGGGTCCTGGTTCGCCACGCAAACCTTGAGGTCCAACCTCTCCCTGTGGTCCACGTTCTCCAGTCTCACCCTTATCGCCTTTAGGACCTTGAGATAAAGCAACATTCTGTAATTCTTGCTTAGTCGCATACTGACTAGTATCAATTTCGGGCTTGCTCTCTAAGGCTACTATACGCTGTTTTAAGGCGCTATCGTCATACGTGCCACCTTGCGTTTTGATTTTTTCAAACAGAGCATCCAGCTCTTGTTTGGTTACAATATCGTTGACGTTAACAACTCGACCAGCTTCACGTTCAATGAGTGGTGTCTGGATAGCTTTGTCAATCTCACTTACATGGACACTAAACATAAAGCTATACACGTCTGCGGATTGCTCGACTTTCTCGAAGTAGATATAACCAATCACGGACTCATCTGTTGTGATCAACGATGTATCAAATTGAACCGTGAACGTGTTACCTTCGATAACTGCTTCAACTTCTTTATATCGCTTGGTTTTTTTGAAATAAAACAAGCAGATAACCTTGGTAGCTGTCAATTCATTAAGCGTGAATTTAAACTCAGCAATGCCTTTGTCTTTACTGTAAAACTCTTGATAAAGCCTGTCAATATCTCTATTATTGGTTGAAATGGTTAATTCCTTCTCAATAACCTTCTTCAAATGCTACCTCCTTTCTTTTTAAAAAAGAAAGAGAACCCAAAAGGGCTCTCAAACCTGTTAATCTTCGCTTGGTTCAGTATAGGTCAATGCTCGTTCACTATCTGAAAACCCTGATGTTGTCGGATCGTTAACAACACCAACCAAAACGAGAAACGCAAACAAAACATTGATAAACACTAGGATTTTATCGACTGTATCGCCGAATTCCAAAGTAAGATTGAAAATATTCGCAAATGCTTGCGCAAGTAGTGCCAAAGCTGGAACTAAAGCAAGCCAAAAGTTTTTGTTTTTAAGTCGCACGGACCAGTTAATTTTATTCATCATCATTCTCCTCTTTGATTTCTAGTTCAACTTTGTCTTTCTGGTCAATATTGATTAAGAATTGACCTAATTTCCTTGCATTGTCTTTCTTGATTTGATTGATATAAGGCTTCAAGACTTCTGGGAAAGCTAGTCCTATCATTTCCCAATTCTCGATAACCGAGAACAGATAATTGAAAGAAAAGAACATGGTCCAAGCAATCCCGAAGCTACGAAAACCAAGTGAACGGGCATACATAGTTACAAGCAAGATAACAACGAACACAATGAAATGTCTAATCAATCCCATTGTGCCTACTTTGCTATCAAATCGCTTAGTCTTGAATGCCTTGATATATCCCGTCATGATATCCAAAATCATCATCCAGAAAAAGAAATGAATGTAAGGACTGTACGAAAGATTTTTCAAGTGCTCAAGCAATTCGCTAAATGCTAAATCTTGCATAAACACCTCCTACTAGTTGACGGTAGGTGTGGCAGTAGGTGTATTAGCTTCTGGTTTAGGTTCTGTCCACTTCCAGATGCCTAGCTTACCGTTTTGCTCAAGTGTAGCTAGTTGTTCAAGCGTTTCGCCTTGATAAGTGAATGGCTCGTTAACTTGAACCATTACACGCTTACCTTCTTGGAATTTTTCAACATGGTTAGGATTTTCAAGTGTGAAAATTTCTTGTGATTGGTAAGTCTTACCAATTTGACCAAGGTCAACCAATTCAAGACCACGTTTGAATACAATAGGGTTGAGTGGATTTTCTACATCTGTTACACGAGCCAATACTGCCCAGTCTGCGACTGCTTTGACTTCTGCAATCTTAGCATCTTTTTGCGCCAATTTTGCTTCATAGTCTTGCGCTTGCGTTTGCAAGTCTTCTTGAAGCTTCTTCACGCCCTCAGCTGGATTGAACTCAGTCGTCACTTGAGCAATGACTGCTTTAATCAATTCCTCGTCTGAGTCATTCACACGGTTACCAATCAAAACGCGGTCAAAAGCTGTGTATGGCGCTTCTTGGCGAATAGATACGGCTGTGCGGTTATTTTCTTGTAAATACTTGTTAACAACAATAAATGTCATTTCTTATCCTTCTTTCTGTTCTTCTGCTACCTTGTCAAATAGAGCCTTTAACTCATCATTTGACTGCAAGACCTTGTTTACTTTCTCAAGTTGTGCTTGCGTTCCTTGAGCCTCTTCGTAAAGAGCCTTGTAATTAGCGCATTCAATCGTTTTATTAGCGAGTTGAATTGCTAAGTCGTTTATAACTTTGTCTGCTTGATTCATTATTTACCTCGTTTTATTTCATGTCATAATATTTACTTTCGTTGTATCTGAAGTTGTTAAAAATGGTTCTAAATAACGTTAATAAATTATAACTTGGCCCACCAGGTGAAAATTGCAATGTTGTACCTTCACCGTATTTTACACGTAATGCTGTATAACTGTAATTTGGACCATAGTCGGAGTGATTAACAACAAGGTTAAAAGCGTGGTCACCACGCATATAGATACCAACACCACCACCAGAGTCGCCACCCATAGCGCCCCAAACGTCATTACCAGGGCCGCGAAAAGCTAACCCATTAGCATCCCACGATGTCTTCCAACTTGTAGGACCGCTTTGCATTCGGATCTGTCCGGCATTCAAGTCAAATGTTGAATTACCATTGAGAGACGTAAGTACTCCGCCTTTTATGTGGCTACCCGTGAAGTCAACAGACTGAATTTTAGTAATGGTTGCCTTCTTTGAAAACAACTCATCGACAAATGCTTGTTGCGCTACTAACCTTTGAATAAATGCGGTATCAAATTTAACTTTCTCAGCGGTAACTGCTTCAGCTCCTAAAATGTTGGTAGTGACTGAACCTGCTTCAAAATTGGCAGTCTTCAGCTTATCAATCATAGCAGACTTGATGACTGCATTGTCAATTAAGGTCTCGCCTGTGATATGCGTAGCCTTACCAACGATACGGTTGTTACCATTTGCACCTATGTTAATTCCAGCAATGATATCCCCTGCGCTATTCAAATTCTGAACCGACCACGATCCAGCAAGCTGTGTGACTTGTGTACGTACTGCTTCGATAGGCTCTGATGAGTCTTCGGGTGCTGGTTGCCACTTCCTATCATTTGACCCCTCGTAAAAATCAAGTTCGGACATGAACATACCAGACCAACCCGAAGGGTTACCTGTGTATTCAAAAACAAGATAACCTTTATCAAAATCACCTGTGTTGAATTTGAATGATTTCTTAACGGCCTTAGTTGAATCAAAAGCAGGGGTTCCAGTCTTGTCAAAAATCGTCTGAACTACTTCCTGATTGACATCCTTCTTGTATTTTCTAAGGGTTATCCTGACTCTAGCTGTGTTTGCGTCAAATGCTGTTAAGTTAAGCGTGTAATCTGCGTTTCTTTTAAAGATAAACCATGGACTGCCTACGACTGCGCCGTTTTCAAGAAAAAACATTCGCTTTTGACCATTCATATAGAATTGGTGTTCTAAGAACTTGAATTTATCAGGTGCGCCATTCCAGTATTTCAACCCGTCATCCGCTCGTGAGTTGCGGAGCAAATTCGGTCCACCTTGAGTGGAATACTTGCCAACTTCTGTTTGAAATACTTGGTTAGTCATTACCATGCGAGAAATGTTGTCAGAAATACCGTTTTGTGTATTTCCAAGAATTCTCTCATAGAGTTGAGCTGTTTCCTTGACGAGCTGGAATTCGTTCGTCATTCTGTACAGCTTCAAACCTTGTTCGTTTTGCTCACGGTTAAGACTTTTAAATCTATCTTGTAACTCTGGTATCGCTCCAGCTTTTTTCAATGCCTCTTCCGCCTTAGCTTTAGCTTCTTCAAATCCAGCATGACTAAACTCGTGAAATCGTCTGTTAATTTCATCAGATAACGCTTGCTTGTTTTCTTCGGCTTTGGCTTTGATGGCGTTCACTTCATCTGTGAATTGATTCGTTAATTCTTCTTTTTTTCGGTCAAAAGCAAGGTCAGCATTTTGGATTTCTTTAGCTAGTTTTGCTTCAAAGATTCCATCTAAGCGTTGAGTTTCACTTTTAACCGCATCACTTACCGCATTACCGATTGCACTTGCTAAGCCTGATTGAAACTGACCAAAACCAATAGACTTCAATTTTTTAGCCATTGGCGAGTAGTTGTATTTAGTGATTTTCTTCCTTACATCCAGATCGTAGTATTCGTGGTAGACACCTACAATATCAAACATCTGAACGGGCACATCACTCTGACCAACCACATCAATTTCAATGCTATCTTCCATGAGGTCACACAGGCTTGTCCTAAAATATTGCTTGCCATATTCTCTAAGGCTTGCTTCATCCTTGACATCTTGGTCATTGACTTCTACGACATCCTCATAAATCTGACTGTATTTGTTAATCAGTGGACTATCAACTACAACTTTATAATGTTTATCGACTGGATTTTCTCCCTCACCACGGACTATTGTTATGAAAGTTATGCGAGTCCTTAAAGACTTAGTAGAGGTCTTATGCTCATAGCTGGATAGGTTCTTTTTATACATAAAAAGCGATTCATTTTCTGAACCGCCATTTTTTAAAAGCCGTACTTGGTATCCATGCCTAACTAAATCACCACCCCACAAACCAAGGATAGAATGTTTATCCTTGGTCAAAGCTTCCATGGCGTTCTTGCTATCAATATTAAACGTGTGTCTATCGTCAATGTCTGAAAAGAACGAGAATGGATTATCACGAGTGATACTTCCTGCAAAACTGCTTAATGCAGCTGAACCAGATACTCTATCTAAAGAAATTGGATTGACAACATAGTGATTTAACATTGTCATAACCTGGTTAGCATAGACTTGAATATGTCCGTGCTTTTTCTCGATTTCAAAAATCACAAAGTCTTGCTCTCCATGGAGATCATCAGCAGTCAAGAAGGTTTCTTCTCTTAGCCTTTGCCACAAGATATTGTTTGTTGGAAATTTAAACGTTAATTGATAGGTACTATTTGCTTCTTGAACGATGTCATCATCGTAGGCAGCATTAAGAGGTATGTTTCCTTCTGTTAAATAAATCATACTTTATACCTCCAATTTGGTTTAATAGTCACCTTACGTACATTTCCTGTATACGTAACACCACTAGTCCCGACAGGGATTTCAAAGAACCCCCCACGTTTTCGAAGAGTGTTCTGTACAGCACCAGTAGCGTTATAGATGTTCTGCATTCCTTGCCTGCAGTCGATTGTTGCTTTTGTGTTGACAGTTAGATACATGGTCTTACGTCCAATTGTAAGTGATATATCTCCGTCACCCTCAATTTCAATGATAGGCTCAGAATAGACTGTACCAATATTATCAATCGTTCCAGCACTTGTTAATACAACTGGTGCAACATCCTTTGGATACCTAAACGGTTGCATGTCTAACTTAATTGATAGTTCCCAGCCATACATACCTTTTGGAGTAATCTCTGTATCTAGTAAATCAGCGTAGAAAACTGAATCGGGTTGATAACTAAATTCTAGTTGGTTTCCTACCGCTTTAAACTTCTCAACTAAAATCGATAAATCAGAAAAGCGTTCAATAAAGATACGGATGGTTCTTTCGTAATTTTCAAAAGTTCCTTCTTCTTGATTATAACTACCATTCATACCAAAAGGTTTTAATTGCTCAGAGAAACGAGGAGTGGCAGAATGAATTGTTCCAAAGTCTACAACTACACAATTTTTTAAACCAACTGTTGTGAAATCATTGACCTTCAAATAATTTGACATCAAATTCCCTCCCTTCTCATGATATGACCTTGATATTGATAAGAGTTCTCAGCAATTGCTTGACCATCCAGGTAAGTATTGAAATCTTTATCAAGCAATCTGCCGAGTAGGTTTTCAACACTTTCTTTCAAGCTTACTAATTCAGTTATTACAGCTTGACTATTTCCATAATTATCAACAGTAGATGCAGTATTCTGATATCCACGGGCTGTGCTTCTAGCATTAACACTTTGAATCCGTCTACTTAAATGTGAGATTTTTGTATCTTCAAAGCCAATACCTTTTTCATAGTTTGGAATACCCAAACGATTCATTAAGCTACGAGTTTTACCAGCTCGCATGACTTTTGAACCTGGAGGAAGTGGTAAGACTACGTTACGGCCTTCTGGAATGAAGGAAGTGCCGTCTGGTAATGTTACTAACTCTTTATAGAGTGTACCACGTTGGTCATTGACCGTTGCAAGACCTCCAGGGTGATTATCCGTACCTTTCGCATGCTGTTCGGTAAAACGTCGTGTGATGATGTCGATAAATTTTACAGCTGGCAAGGATACCAAACCAGACCATACATTATTGATCACGCTGCTTGTGTTGTCTCGTGCATCAATATCAATAGGCCCGTTCTGCCTAACTGCATTTACAGCATACTCTGCAGATTTAGCTTCTCCTTGTGTTCTGTCGACAGCGTTAATATCAATTGGTTTAAATTGATAAGGAGAGTTTACACTTAAACTTGCTGATTGTGATTCTCCTGCTGTGTTATCATTAGCATTAATACCAATCGGTACTTCTTGTTTTGGAGAGTTCACGCTTATATTAGCGCTACCAACGGCGGCAGCAGTATTATCTACTGCGTCTAATGATTTAGTGGCAACAGAAGCTACATTCCATTCAGCAAGCTTATCCATCGAAATTTTACTATTGTACAAAACATTGTTTGGATTGATCGTCAAATCCTTTGTAAATGGAGTTGTTGCATTCCAGGTTATTAAGGTGTCTGTTGAACGCGCAACAGCATTTCTAAAGTTTTCATCATTAGCAAGCAATTCTTTTTGCTTCGGAGCTAAAGCATCATAATTCGTAAGGGCTTTCGTCGCTTCATCAGTCTTACTCATGATGTCAGTATTCTTCAAAAGAAGCTCTTTAACACTAGCAGGCATATCATTCCAAATCTTGAGATTGCTTTCACTATCAAAGATAGCTTGTAAACCTGCTTGATTTTTAACAATTACTTGTTTTTCCTCAAGCGTCATTTCTTGCCACTTGCCTGATTCTACAAGTGCCTCAGCAATTGTAGCTTGAGCGTTTGAGTTGATATTAGCTGTTTTAGCAATGAATTGTAATTGCTCCCAACCTTCTGCAGATTTAGCAGCTTCTCCGATTACTTCCTTAACATTCGACTTGACTTGGAAATTACCGTTCTTGTCAATGTTACCAACAAGTAAAGACCAAGCATCGTTTGCTTCTTTTACTTCCTTGCTCATATCACTAGTATATTTTGCAAGGATACTATGCGAATCACCCATTTTTTGAGAAGCTTCAGCTGCTTTCTGACCAATTGCTTCGTACGATAAGCCGTATTCTTCCAAAGCTTTTTTAGCTTCTTCCCAATAGTTCCAGCTTTGACCAGTTCTGGATTTAAATTTTTCGTCTAAATCCTTCATAACTTGATAATATTTCGTTCCTAAAGCTTCCATAGTTTGAGTATGGGTTGCTTCAAGCTCTTGTATTTTCTTGTTATAGGTCTCTTGGTCGATTGCTTTACCGTCTAGCAATTCTTTCCACTCGCCTTTGGATGTTTCATAGAGTTTCTTCTCTTCATCCATAGCTTGTTTCAAAACATCTCTAGTATGTTTTAACTGTGTTTCGTTCAGTGATCCGATTTTACCATTTAAAGCTTGAAGTGCTGCCGTTTGCTGTTCTTCGGACAAACTCATCATCTTTAACTTAGCTTTAATCATCTCGTTTTGATTGTTCAGGATGATTTCTTTTTCTTCTTGAGAAAACTTACTAGCATCGCCATTGTGTCGTTGGTAAATTTCATTGATTTGGTTCATCATCGCTGCTGCATTTGAAACGATTTGACCATTTCTTTCTTTAGCTTGAGCAATCTGTTCTTCACTTAGACCCCATTTAGCACCCAATTCTTCCATCCTGTGGTTGCTTTGATCTGCTGCCGCTTGAATATCTTCATAAAGCTTTTTAAAAGCTCCAGAAACTTTTTCAACATCTCCAGCGTGAGTTCCAAAGTTTGCTACCGCTACACTAGTTTCATCTACTGTTTTTTGGAAGCTTCTCAACTCTCCTCTTGCAGTATCACTCAGCTGAGTTCCAAACTCTTCTGATTTTATACGTGCTTTTTCTTGCTCGTTACTAAGATAGGCAAGACCTGCAGTTGCACCTACCAAAGCTACAGTAGCTAAACCAATTGGACTTACCAAAAATCCTAGTGCACTACCAAGTAAACCAGTTCCTGCGCTTGCTCCTGCTACTGCAGTTTCAACTGCTCCAGCTGATCCAGCCAATGCATTTAAACCAGCTGGAATATTTGCAAGATATTTAACTGAACCGCTTAGGAAACCAATACCTTTTGACAAACCACCGATGGCCTTCACAAAACCACCAACGACTGAGATACCACCGCCTAACAATTTCAATGCAGGGCCTAAAGCAGCTGCCATCAGCCCCCACTTGATAATATTTTGTTGTTGTTCTGTTGATAATGAACTGAATTTTTTAGCTAGATCAGCAAGATTGCTTATCCACGGCTTGACTGCATCAAGACCACCTCGAAGGGCTTTGATAAGTGGTCCTCCAAATTCAATTGCAATATCTGTTAACTGGTTTCTAAACATTTTCAACTGAGACTCGGTAGTCTCATAACGTTTATTCGCTTCATTGGTCAATGCAGTATTATCTTTCCACGCTTGGTTAGAACGTTCGACGGCTGCACTCATCTTATCTGATGACAAAGCTAAAGATTTAAGCATATTTCCTTGCCTAATTCCTGTCATGCCTAATTTCATCAAGATAGCATCCATATTTGCGCCACTTTCGTGCGCTGTGTTAAGACCTTTAATAAATGATTGTAAAGCTTCAGCAGGTTTTTCTTTCCACGCTTGTTGAAACTCTTCTGATGTTGTACCAGCGACTTTAGCAATCAATGCTAAATCATCTGCTGAGTCCTTAGTTGTCAATGAAACTGCATTACCAATAGCTGTAAGGGTTTGAGTCATTGCAGTACCCAATTATGTTATCGTTAGGCTCTTTATCCCAACTTCTCATGGTTTCCCATGAGTTCAGACTATATCATCACCTTCGACTTTATTCGTTAAGGTGTTAAGCGCTCGTGGATATTTCGTCATGCAAAAAAGCAACCTAATGATAGATTGCTCTTTTTGTTTAGATTACTTTATCTAGTCGTTGCACCTTCCTGTCGTTTCCGTACAGGCTTGGCTCATGATTGTCATAGTGTTTATTTTTTCTTCAATATTGTCGTGATAGTCAATTATTAGTAATGGGATTTTATTTTTCTCACAATATTCTCTTTTTATTTTATCATTCTTTATTCGTGATAAAAATCCCTTTTTCCCTCCAAAATGCTCAACAACTCTATAATGTTGCTCACCTTGAAACTCTATTAATTGGATGACCTTACCATCTTTTAAGATAGCAAAGTCAAATGGTAAACTCCTTTTGTTTTTGCAATCATCAAATTTCCATTGTATTTCAAAAGGTATTTTACTTCTCTTTAAAATACGCTCAATACTCTTTTCGCCATGGCTCTGATTGCAATTAGGGCATCGTTTACCTAATTTAAAATTATATGGTCTAATTTCCCATTTTGTCCCACAAACATTATGGACTATTTCTACGGGTGTACGATTATTTTTGTAATCGCCTAAAACTTCGTATTCTCCATTTGTTTCTCCCTTAACTTCTAACTTAAAGTCGTAACCTTCTATTTTTATGCCACCTTGACAATAAGGGCAACGTCTTCCAGTTGTTAAAAAATGTCCAGGAGTTACTTCATAAGTCCTATTGCATTTATTGTGAAACATTTTCACTTTTATGTGATTTGAAACATAATCTGATACAACTTCGTACTCATCGCCAACAAGTCTTTTTACTTCTTGTTCGAATTCTTTAGTCGTTCTTTTTATATTCCTTGCACATTTAGGGCATCTAGCGCCATATAAAAAAGCACTTGCTCTAACTTCATACACATAACCGCATTGATTATGTTTGAATTCTATTTTATTGCGTCCTTTTGAATAAACACCTAAAACAGAATACTCATCGTCTACAAGGCTTTTGACTTCATCAACAAATTGTTCGTGTGTTTTATTAACACCCATTATTTTTACCCCCCAGTAAAAATTCCCTTGTAAAATATGGAAGGCAAGCGGGAACTTGCTTTTCGGGAGCTACCCTATCCACTACTTAATTATATCATAAACACCTTAGATTTTCCATGAATTCACTTAATTTTTATGCTACTTGTTTCCAAGTAGACGGGCAGAATAGTTTACCCGCTTCTGCTTCAATCCCTACACTACTCATAGCAGTAGCGAGACCTAAGATTTCTGGAGCAGTTAGTCCAGCTAGTTTACCACCTGCTGCTAAACGATTGGTCATTTCGACAATATCTTTTTCAGTTGTGGCGAAGTTATTACCGAGGTCTACAACAGATGCACCGAATCGAGAATAATCGTCTGATGTCAATCCCAAAATGTTTGCTACCTTAGCGATTGCAGTTGCAGCTTCTTCAGCACTCAAGTTAGTCGACTCTCCCATATCAATCATAGTACGTGAGAACGAAAGAATATCCTCTGCCTTGATACCAAGCTGTCCTGCTACTTCTGCTACGTTTGCGATTTCAACTGCACTAGCTGGCAATTCTTTAGCCATCTGACGAATACCGTCTGATAGTTTTTGATATGATACTGTTGCGGTTTCATCAACTGTTTTCTTAACACCTGCAAATGCTGATTCATAATCGATTGCAGCCTTCACTACAAGACCAGCACCTGCTACAATCGGAGCAGTAACACCACGAGTTAAAGCAGAACCGAAACCAGATATGTTTTGCCCCATTTGACTGATTTTATTACCGACTTCTTGAGCACCTCTACCAAACTTAGTGAAGGCACTATCGTCGATATAAGCTTGTTTCATAGAACTAGCTAACTGTTGATAACGGTTTTGCAATTCAGCTACTTTAGCAGCAGTAGCTGTCATACTAGCACTTGCTTCAACTAACTTCTGCTTTTGTTCAGCAGTGGCAGTTGAAACATCACCTATACTAGCTTTTAATTGGTTGTATCGTTCACTCTGTGAACTCAATACTTTTTGGTACGAGCTAAGAGCTGAACCAGTTTGCGATAAAAGTCCTTTTAAGTTGCTGATATTATTACCAGCGCCTTTAAAGTTGTTTTCCATCGCTTTGAGGGAATTATCGACACCTTTTAAATAGGTTTTCAACCTCCCGACATTCGACTGAAAAGGAGCGACATCTAAGGTTGCAGTGGCGACTAATTCACCAATATTACTTGCCATTCATTCTCCTTTCTTTTTATCCAAAAAGGAATGGGAATGCCTTATCAAGGGTTGTTTCTTCTTCCTCTTGGCTTTCTTTTGTTTCTAAAGCCTGCACCATCAAATCAAAATCTGACAAGCGCATTCTTTTAATATCATGGATTGTATATCCTTGACTCATTAATGATTGAACCCAAACTAATAAATTATTTTGAGCTTCTTTAGGGCTTAACCCTTTTTCTTCTTTTTTCCCTTGGCGGTCTCTTTTTCTTCTTGTTTTCCACCGAGTGCTGCAAGATATAGATCATTCAATGTTTCAAGTGTTTCAACACTTGCACTCTTCAAATCTTCTGCATCAAATTGCTCACCATACATTTTTACAAACATTTCAAGATATGCTTCATTCACTTCACGGTGTTTAGCAGGATTTAGCAAATCTTTCTTGTTTTCATATAATGAAGTTTGTCGAACTTGGTGTTCCAAAGCCAACAGGTTATCTTCTACATTTACGTAGTCTTTTGAAAATTCTTTCAATACACCTGCTTTTTTAAATTTAATTTCAAACATTATTTACTCCTTTTTTAAAAAATAAAGGCTTGGAAAAACCAAGCCAATTATTATGCTTCTTGTCTTGCTGTGCCTGTTTCAGCGGTTACTGTTCGTTCAGAACTAGCACCGCTTAAGACTTTGGGAAAACGAGTTTACGGAATTCAGTTTCTTGGAATTGTGGGTTGTCTTCACGACCAACTACAATTACAAGACCTTCATCATCATCTCCACGAGCCACAAAACTGCCAGATACAGTATCGTTTTTAGGTTCTGGTGAACCATCTTTAGTTTCTAAATCCATTCCTGGAAGAGAGAACTTACCTTTGAGAAGACCAACCCAAATACCTTTACCGTCATCACCAGTTGTGCGGAACAAGCAAGCGATATCGTTTGGAGTCATCTTCTTGTTGTATTTTTCAACACCATTTTCAACAGTGATACCGTAGAAGTCCTTACGAGCATCACTACCCAAATCCAACCATGATACTTCAAGAGTTGTTCCAGTGATACCAGAAGACAATACTACGTATGGTCCATCATCTGCTGTGATAGTGTTCAATTCATTTGTGATATCCAACTTCGCTGATTTCAAACCAGGAATTTTTTTAGTATCTCCTGGCACGAGGTTATTGTTGTTCAAAACCCCATATTCAAAACCACGTAAACCAAATTTAACTTTAGACATTTATTTATTTTCCTTTCGTTTCTTTGAGATCGCTCCAATCAAAAAGACGATATTTTCGGACGTTCATTAACAATCCAATATCGTCATCCATGTATCGAGGTTTCTCATTTGCTGTGTAGCGTTCAAATCCACTACTTTCTAAAATCGTATCCATTCTTTTGGCAATTTGGTCAGCTTGTTTTGCATTCTTACACCAAAAGTTGATTGTGATACGTTGTTCCATCGAGATGATTTCATCATCTGCGTATTTGTGAGGTGCTTCGTATGTTAAATAAATTCTTGCAAACGGAGCAAGTTCTTTTCGTTTTAAGTCTGTAGGCTTTTCAGGAATATCATAAGTAAAGATACCTTGTTTGTATCCTGGGAACTCTTTGCCTCTAAACTCGTTGAATAGTTGATTTAACTTTTCATCTGCCACCAAAAGCTTATAAGCTTCAGTTTCAGCAATCATTTATTTAAACACCTCCCTTATTTTTTGTTCATATATTTTCTTAGCGCGAGGAGTGACTGCATTGATAGTCTTTTCCTCGAAATCCTGTGCTTTCTGATAGATTGTTCCACTATCTGGGTATCTAGCACGCCATCCAGTTGCACGACCAAACCCTATATCTTTTGAAGGAGCGCCACCCCTACCTTTGAAATTACTGATTTTTATATCTTCTTTCAATCGAGTAGGTGTAAACTCATCAGATACTGGAGTATTTACTCCAAGTTCTTTTTCAAACTCTTCAGCAACCATTGTGACTGCTTCACGAGCAACATTAGGCGCTTTAACTTCTAATTTAGTGAGATTGTTTAGGCAAAGGTCTAATCCTTTTGTCATGACAACATCACTCCCTTAATCAAGTCAATTTCCTTGTTTGCATGATCACGTTCGATTGCGACGATTTGATATTCATTACCATCAAAATCTACATAACAAGAATTGTCAAAAGGAAGTTTTGGAAGATGACGAATTAAGAAAGTTTTAGTGTCTTTATGTTCTACCAGACCACTAGCTTTTGTGACGGTCGCACTTTCTCTAAAATCCTTAATTGATGTTTTAGATACTTCTGACCAACAAGTATATAAGTTCTTTCTTTCGAAATCTAGCACCTCTCCATCTTCGTTTTGCCCGCCTACTTTTTGAAAAAAAGTAATGCGAACATTCATTTTACGTGTTCGCATTAACTTTCCCTCCGTGTTCTAAGCTGATGGATGATGTTTAGAACACCATTCGCCAATGGATAACGCATAGTATCCGCTGATAGTCCACGGTGTTCATACTCTTCTTTCACTTGCTTTTTAACAGCTAGGCGAAATTTTGCATAATTAACTAAATCATCTGGGTCTAAGTCATTATCGATAGCAAAACAAATCTGTTCTTTTGCTGATTCAATCATTTCAATTAGTAGTCCATCTTCAAAGTCGTAGTCAATTTTACAATACAACTTGACTTCGTCAAGAAAGCTATTCTTCTTAACTTCCATAACTCTAACCTCCAATCAAGGCTAGTAGTTGCTCTTTCGTTTGAGAAGCTGTATAAGAAATCCCTTTGCTATCTAGATAATTCATAATTTCTTGCTTGGTGCTACTAGCAGTTGGTTTTGCTAATTCAACCGCTGACCGTGAGACACCCCCACTAATTGGGGGATTCTTAGGGCATAGTCACAAAGTAACCAGCTTTAGCATCTGCTTTCTTAACGTCAAAGCGTACTACTGCTTGCAAGTATTGACCGTAAATTTCATTGTCAGTCCAGCGAAGACCCAATTCTTGACGATCAGCAAAAAGTACAGCACGTTGTACATCACCAATAAAGGCTTTAGCTTCACCAGTTGCACCAAGAGTTGCATCTGAAACTACAAACACTGGATGTCCGAGGAAGGCTTTACCAGATGCAGAAACGATAGAATCTTGAAGCAAGTAGCGACCGTTCTTATCTTTTAATGTGTCAAGTTTTTGATAGAAGCTTTGAGAAACTACAAATGATACATTGTAAGCTGGGTCAAGGTCAACGTTCAAGATTTCTTTGATGGCGTCAAGATCAGCAGCAGTCTTAGCTTCAAAGTCCTTTAATACAGTGGCGATTGCATCGTTAGTAGTATTAACCTTGATTTGGTTAGCTGCTTCAGCTACGATTGCAAGAAGGTCAACATCTGCATCGTCAATAGCTTCTTGTGAAAGTGGAATCGCACCACGGTAAGTCTTAACTTTCCAAGGAACATCTGTAAATTCTGGTTTAGCAAGAGCTGGGTTCTTTTCCAATTCTTCCACGCTAGCCATTTTAGATGTAGCGTGTTTAAGGATAGGATATGAACCTTCACCTTTAGCTGCTTTGTGGATTGTTGCAAATTGTTTAAGGTCAAGGACTGTTTTTACTTCACGAGTTGGAGTTGTAACGATTTCCTTGCTAGTTACTTTTTCAGTGTTTGCTTTTTTCAATCCGTCTTGTGTTGGATTTACTGCTTCATTCATAGGAATAAGAAGGTCTTTTCCTTCAAGTTTCAAATTTGAATCAGCAACAGCACCTTTAGTACGTACCCATTCGTTTACAGAATCACGGTAAGTTTTATCATCTGTTTTTACTACATGAGCTTCCACTGACACTTTCATACTTGCGATTGCGCCTTTTTCTGCGATTTCATAAGTCTTCAAGTTGTTTTCCACTTCTTCTTTTTGTGATTTCAAGTTGTCGATTTCAGCACGGATTTCACGGGCTTTTTCAAGATCATCAGAGTTTAAAACAGATTTCAATTCATTTGTCTTATTAACAATTTCAGCACCGATGTTTGCAATCTGTGCTTTAAGTTCATTCATTTTTTCTTTAAACATACCTTATTTTTCTCCTTTATTGGTATTAAAAAAAGAGCTTATAGCCCTTTAAGTAATTCTTCTTTTTCGATTTCTCGTAGCATATTTTGAATTTCCGACTTTCGCTTGCTACGGTTAGCGTAAAAGTCGTCAATAACAGCTTGTGGCAACAGTCCGTCTCCAAGACTGGCAACTGCACCAACATCATCAAAGGTCATCACTTCATCTGCAAAGCCTTTATCAACTGCTTCACTAGCTGACATGAAGGTTTCATTTTTCATCATGTCGATGATCACTGATTCTTCCAATCCAGTCTTAGATACATACGCATTCACAATAGCTTGGTCGCTAGATTTAAGCGCATTAGAAGCTTTGTCTAAATCATCGCTATTACCAGACACATAACCATACAGCGCTTTGTGAATCATAATCTGTGCTGTTGGACTGATAAGCACTTTATCAGCTCCCATGATTGCAACACTAGCAGCGCTTGCTGCCATACCTGTTACTTCAACAGTCACATTGCCTGGATAACTTTTAAGTGCTGTATAGATTTCACTTCCAACAGTCACAAGACCACCGTTGGAATTAACTTCCAAAACGATATCGCTATTATCTTCTGGGAAAGAATTTGTGATAGCTTTAGCGCTGACTGCTTCCAAACCATAATAGTCATAGACTTCTTGGCTATTGTTCGGAATCAGTGGGCCTTTCATCTTGATTCTCTTTGGCATCTCTCGTCTCACCTCCTTTCATTGATTGGTACTCTTCTTTTTTATCCAAGAAGACATAGTTCAAGCTTGACTGGTAACGGTCCATATTTGGATCAGTAGAACGTTCCTTACCAAGTTCAATCAAGGCTTGGTTAGGTGTTAAGATTTGATTGTTTACAAGTTTTACAATCTCATCTACATTTCTACCAGTCACACTACGAGTGTCAAAGTCAACACGATACTTCCTGCGCTCTTCATCACTAAATACTTTCAAAGCCAATTCGCTTGTGATTGCATCGAAATAGAACGGAAGGTCGTTGGTTACATAGTCTTCAGTCAACTGTGCAACAGATTGGTTAGGACTGTTTACTCCTAATTTGAAACTAGGAACTCGTAGAGCTTTAGCAATCTGTGCAGTTGAGAAGTTATTAGATGTAATCAACTGTAAGACATTCGTATCAATTTCAAGTGGTGTATATTCCTGTGTATCATCAAATACCAAAGGACTGCCACCAGTTGAGCCCTCACGCATCTTTTCAAAGTCCATACGGGCTTTTTTACGAGCTTCACCATTTAATTGAGCACCTTTTAGCTTGATAATTCCACTTGAGAATCCATCTCTGAAGAATTTAATCAAGGTATTCAATCCACCATCTTGCAAGCTGATTTCATTTCCAAGAGAAAGTAGTGGAGACCTACCTAAAATAGTATCGTGGCTAAAGAATTTCCAATGGATAACATCTTCTGCTTTACACGCAATTTCATTACCATTCAATCGGTCACGGAAAGTGTAAATTAATTCATGGTTATTGGTTTCTTCAACGGTTGTTTCAGACGGTCTAAAAAATTGAAATTCTAATGGCTTGCCACTTATTGGATCACGTAGAATACGAGAGAATGAATTACCAGTCAAGATAGTATTGACTGTCATTGCAAACTTCCATTGTCTTGCTGATGTATTGCTTGTGGATTTAACATTCAGTAGATAATTCATATCTTCATCTTGTTCAATGTTACCCATTAAATCCTTTTTCAATAATGGAAAACGAGCAATATCACCAGCTATAATAGATACAGCAGTTAAGACATCGCTATTCTTTAAAGCAGATATACCAGTATATTCAGGACTTGAATTTCCAGAGATTACTGAAGAGATATAATCGTCATAAGATAGTTTTGACGAACCTAAAGATTGAAAAAAAGTCATTTATTTTCTCACCTCCTTTCTGTTTTTGAGCATAAAAAAAAGCACCAACAGGCGCTAATGTAATTATTTCCAGAGGTATTTTCCTATTTGCATAGAGTAATCTGAAGAATTATTTTTGGGAATTTCATAAATTAAAAAGAATGCTGCATTAGACTTTGGAGATAATTCTCTATTATCCCCCTCTCCTTTCAATCCCATGAATTCTTGTAACCCCTCATACTTCAATACTTCATTTCCAGCTTTTGCAATAAAGTCTTTAGGATTAAAACTCGATTTTCTGTCAGTATTGTTCTCTAAAATAATTGCGACAGTTACTTTTCCGTCAGCTATATCCATCCCTCTTACTTCGATACTTCCTTCTTCAAATGTTATTTTCTCACCAATTTTTTTAGTCAAAATAATATCGTTACTTGAAGATGACTCAGTATTTTCTTGAGAGTTAGAGATATTATAGATATCTTTATCTTTCGAACTATAATACAAATTATGCTTTGCCAATGCATTTGTCAATTCAACATAATGTGAATCGACTACAAAAACCATAATCATAAGAAAAAAAGAAAGAAATCCAAACAATATGGTAGTCCAGAATAAAGGCTTTTTATAAACTGGACGTTCTGGTTGTTTAACTTGTTCTTTTGTCATGATAAAACCTCCTAAAATTAGTTCATTATATCAAATTTTGTAAGGCTTTTCAAGGTTGTTTTGTTTTATCAATGTACGCTCCAAGAAAACAGAGAATCAAGCCTGTAGCTATATATCCTATTACGTCCCCAATCAAGAACAAACCATAAATCAAAAACATTAAACCGATTAACAATAAAATTGTGTGAATATGTTTCAACAACTTCAAAATAGCGAACCTCCTTCCAAGATTTTCTCGTTTGTCCAATAACCGCTTCCGTCAAATGGTTCTAAATAACAAGCGGCATAAGCATCTAATAACGCATCCAGAGGGTCGATTTTATTACTGTTTTTGTTTTTATCAATCCTCATACCGTTGTTGTCAACTCTGGTATATGCATTGTTAATTGCCATTGTCAGCAACTGATTGCCACTATGCTTGATTTTCCCTTGACGGACATCATCACGAAATTGTTTCGTAGGCATATTTAAGACCATGGTGGTTTGTGGTATCTGGACTAGTGGCCATTCTGGATGTCGCTTTTCTATCATAGTCAATAGTGAACCGAATTGATAAGGGTCAAAGAAAATACCTTGCAATTCCCACTCGTTTTGATAGACCATTTCCTCGATTTTCTCAAGCACGCACTCATCATCAATAACCCCACTCTCAAGCGTGGTGATTTCGCACTCGCCCATTCTTTCTAAATTGGTATAAGAAACACCGTCTCTTTTTTCTTTTGCAATTAAGCCATATTTAGTGGCCACAAAAGAAAAGCTATCCGCATACCAATAATCATCCATCATGACCATCGGAGAGATAGAGAATAAGTCACTTGATCTACCAACATCGACACCTAACCAAACTCTACGCTTTTTAGTGTTCGGTTTATCAATCTTAGCTTTTGCCCAGCTCTCTTTATCCATGTAAGACTCTTCAGAGGATTGTCGCCACATGTTGTAGTTTTTAACTAGGATTTCATTTATTGTTCCTGTCTCAAGTGCCACCTTCCTACGTTTTCGTAGGTACTCCATCATCTTTTTACGTAGCGCTTTGACTTCAAGAATTGGATTTGATTTTATCCAGTTCTTTTCATCTTTGATTTCCTCTTCATCATCTTGTTCAGCAATGAATGCAAAGTATTCATCATTTTCAACTTCTTCATCGAGAAGTTTTTCGATATACGCATACTCGATAGTGTGCATTGGTACGTTTAAATCAAATCCAGCTGTTGAGATAATCAAAATCAATGGATTATCCAACTGACCTTGACCAGATTCGAGAAGCTCAATCATCTCATTAGTTTTAGATGCCGCGAACTCATCTAAGATACCAACATACGGTTCAAAACCATCGACTGCACCAGTTTCACGACTCAATGCACGCACATAGCTTTCATCATTCAAGTTACGAAGCTCATCTCTGACTATCTTCGTAGCTTTTCTGATATCTGCATTATGAACTCGTAAAGCATCCAACTGCTTACGGATCATATCGTAGGCAATACGTGCTTGTGAACGGTCATTCGCTGTACAAAACAACTGCCTACTCATTGCAGGGTTGCGACCAAATAAAAACTCATATAAGGCAATACCTGCGACTAAGATTGTCTTACCATTCTTTCTAGCTAAACTGATTAAAGCTTTTTTAAACCGTCTGATAGATGTATCAGACTTCTTTCTCCAGCCATACAGACTACTCAAAATAAACTTTTGAAAATCTGCCAGCGGATATGGTTTTCCTGTTTTGACATCGGGGAGCATTTCAATGAAATCTATTGGATTTTTTGCTTTGTCAGGTAAGTAAACATACGGAAAGTCTTCATCATCCATACGCTTTAAATCTCTTAAATGGCGCTTGCAAGCTTTTATAACTTTCTTACTAGCTATGATTTCTCCATTCACGACTTTTGAAGCATATTGATAAGCTATATCTTCCATTGTTTCACCTCCTAACTACCAAATTTATCGAAAATACTCTCTTTCTTTTCTTCAACTTGTGGCACGAATAACTTCATGCGACTATCCACTGTCATACCCAATTGCGATGCAGCTTTCATTAAGTTTGTTGTAGCACGTTCCAAACTATACAACATCTTATTAGGCAAAACCTTTCCATTGTCTGTTTCGTAAACATACCCTTCTTTTTGCAATCCACGGGATATTTCTTTGTAGACCGCATACCAGGTGCAGTAGCTTTCTAAGACAGCTCTATCAAGATTTCTAAGGGGTAGTTTTCTTAAATCATTGATCACTCGCTTATATTCAGCTTTAGCTATTGGATCAAAATGTTTTGGTGGTGTCAGTTGCAATGCATCCAAACCATCTGAAGCCTTTTCTTGTATGGTTTTTCTTGCAATTTTCTCTTCTTTGGTCAAATGACTTTTAGTAGTCTCCACTATCTTCATTTTTCGTCCCAAATCGACCACCTCCTTTCATATTTTATGGGGGTTCAAAATTTCAAAAACGGAATTTTTCGCACAGAAGAGGGCGGCGTTCTTATATCCAAACAATACCTAGCCCCGTTATAAATAATAGGGGGCATTTCCGTACGTTTTACAGTGCGTTTCCGACCGTTTCGCCCTTTTACATTCTGTTTTTGTTCGCTTTTTGATATCTATTTCTATTTATTACTACACAATCAATAAGAATACTTCTCTTTGATTGCTTTCTTATCATTACATTTCTTACAACTTGCTTGAAGATTACTTCTATCTAATCGCTTTGACCAGTCTTGCTTTACGCTTATGATGTGGTCAGTCATAGTTGCTTCTCCTCCACACATCGCACAGATGTAATCAGCTTCAAGTAATACTTGTTTACTTGTTCTCTTCCAGATTGTTGAGTTGTAGAACTGTTTCACATCCTTATCATACTTCCAACGATTGCGATTATAGTTCGTATATTCCTCACTACGACTATCATAGTCCACTGATGTTCGTCTGCCATTTAAAATGGTCAGTCTTTGTGGTTTCATTTTATCCTTTCTAAAAAATGTGTATTTTATACGCATTTTCTCTTGACATCTGTTTTTGTTTTGTGTATAATATAAGTATAGAAAGTGAGGTAAAGCAAATGCCGATAACACCTAAACAAATGGTTAAGTTGTTAAAGAAGAACGGTTTTTACAAAGTGTCTCAACGCGGAAGTCATATAAAAATGCGAGACGATAAAGGACATCAAACGACTGTTCCAATGCACAACAAAGACCTGGATAAAGGTACTGAAGATGCCATCTTGAAACAAGCAGGTTTAAAATAATCTGCTTGTCTCTTGACTTGCTTTACCTCCCCCCCTCATATTAGAAAGGAATATACTATGTTACTCTACCCTGCTATTTTTAAACATGGCGATACAGCCATCACTGTTACTTTCCCAGATATCCCTGAAGCCATCACACAAGGGAAAGATTTAAATGAGGCCTATCAAATGGCTGTTGAGGTTCTTGGCTTTACTCTTGAAGATTACAAAGAATACCCTCAAGCAAGTTCCACTTCTCAAATTCAAGCTGACAACCCAGATGCAGAGGTCGCTTTGATCAGCATTGACATGAATACCTATCTACGTAAGTACCACGCTAAAAAAGTTCGTAAGAACGTGACTATCCCAGAATGGTTAAATAACCTTGCAGAAGATAAGAATCTCAATTTTTCTCAGGTTCTTACTGAAGCTCTTGAATCAAAACTTCAAGCTTAAGAGTTGCAAAGGCAACTCTTTTTTTACAAAAACAAAAAGCCACGTTCCCGTGACTTCATGCAAGGCGACTACAACCTTGCTCAGAACCAATAGTATATTGTTACCTTTGCTTTTATTTTTTTGTAGCCTTTAAAAACCTCTAGCGGAATCAAACCGCCTAGCTTATAACTTACCTAGGATATAAGTAGCCATGCAATCATGCGAGGTCCAGTCGCTACTGCCGACCATTTCTAAGTTGACAAACAATATGTTCAGCTTGTTCTAAAAAACTCACCACCCTTTTCAGGTAAACAATTTGTTTGTACGGCGATGCTCGGACTCGAACCGAGGAAGTTTACGGACTAGGAGATAAAACAACTTACCTTTCACCGCCATAAGAGGCTTTCGCCTCTAAAAATATATAAGGAGTCTATCAGCTTCTGCTCGACAATACTATAATAGCATTTAATTAGTGTCATTTAGTTCGGCTAGTATCATTTTTTTAATAGCGCTTTCTCTTGCTCGCTTAATCGTACTACGACTGCATCTTAATTCTCTTTGCACTCCATTCCAAGAGAGTCCCTCAATACAAAGCAACCTCATAACAAGATTTTCAATCGGATCGCTCAGATTTTCAATAGCCTTTACCAATTCGTCTTGCTCTTGATACTCTCGTTCTATCTTTTTATAGATTTCATCAATCTTATCAATCACATGAATATTTAATTCTTCAGACTTGTTCTTGTTATCTTTAGCCTTTGGCATATTATTAAATGACTGTCCTTTGACCGTTCCAGACCTAAGACCAATAATCTCGTTATGTAAGGATTTAATTCTGATATTGGAATATGGTAATCTCTTCAATCTCTTTCTAATATCCAATTTTCACTCCTCCCCAATAAAGACGTTAACAGGCAAATTAAAATAGGTTGCTACGTCTTCAACAATGTAATAGTTAGGTTTTCTTAGTCTATTCTCCAAGTTTGCAATTTCTGATTGAGAATATCCTAACTTATTTGATAATTGACTACGTGAGAGTTTATTATCTATTCTTTTTTGCTTCAACATAAAAGCAAACCGCTCACATTGTCGCTCACTTAATTTTTCAAAATCCACTTTTATTAGTTGCTTCCCGTTTGGATTTTTCTGTTTATACGAGGGAGAAGCGTACGAAGTCAGGGTAACAATAGCAATCCCAGTCTCTGCGCTGATTTCTTTTAACGTGCCACAAGTTATAAATGTATCGTCTTTATAAAGTGCATACTCTAACTCAAGTCTATCCATTCTCTAATTCCTCGATCAATCGTTTCAAATAAAACTCCGCTTTCTTCAAATCTTCGATACCGTTCTTTTTGTGAAATCGCAAAACATACTTTATAACGTTACCCCAAAAGAATCCGGCTTTGTATTCAGGGCAAGCCTTAAAAGCATCAATCACGTCCAAGGCTTCAATCCCGCTTTCTGAAATGTAATGGCTCGGTTTATTTACGTTGTCAATCTGTTCTGGTTTCATTCTTCAACCTCCAAAAGTTCTGGATTTTCGTAGATGTTGCCGATGACTGCAAATGCTACTGAATTGTCTTCTAACAACTCCACCATCGGTACATCCTCGTTATCTTCAAAAACATGGAACATTAACACGCCTATTTTATTATTCTGGAAAATCTTAGCATTAATTGGCGTTTCAATTTCTTTTACTTCTATAGCAATAATATCACCTTCAAAAACCTCTGTACCTTCCTTGTCAAAAAGTCCTGTTGATTGCATGAGTTCGACCTCGTCTGCCTCACGTTTGAAAGTGATACCGTCGCCAATAAAATCAAATTCCCCGTTGAACCAGCCAATGTCTTCCACTTCATAAATTTCTTTATCTAATTTGTCCCACACTCTAAACTTTGGTATCATTTCAAATCCCCTTCTTTCACAAATGAACCGTTTACCATTTTTCCTTTTCGGTTCTTGATCTCGTTATAAGCCAGTTCAAAACATTCTGCAATGCTCCAGCCTTTTTGCTGGCAATAGATAGTCAGCACTACTAAAATATCCCCGACGGCATCTTTTCCGTCTTGCTCACGTTCTTTTAAGTGCGCTTGTGCAAGTTCGCCTGCTTCTTCAAATAATTTCAACGCTTGCGCCGTGCTATTATCCGGATTGTCTAATCCTCGTTCTTTCGCCCATTGCTCAACTCTGTGCGCTAATAATTCCATGTTTGTTGTCATTTTTTTGCTATCTCCTTTCTGTTCCTTGAAAGCATTAATATAGGCATCAATATTCGTGCTCATAAAAATCGTTGATGGCGATTTTGATTTAAAAAATCTTTTTTTAATTTTAGGTATGACTTTTTTCATATTCCCACTTCTTGACCTACTTCAATATTTTTATATCTTTCTTCACTCACCACAAACACGTTACCGTTAACCGTGATAGTGAAAAGATTTCCGATTTTCTTCTTAGCTTCAACCTTGCCAGTGATAGCGTATTTATTATCAGCATGATAAACAAGCAAGGGTTTCTGTACTTCACGTTGCATGAATAGCAAGCAAGTTGTAAGTAAGGCATAGCCTATTAAGAATCGTTTCAATATTTTCTCTCCTCTGCTTCGTAATGTAACCATACAAGACTTTCATATAAAGTCCTTGCTTTTATTTTAATGTTATTCAATTCATGCGCACTCAAGGATTCGGATTGAGTTAATACCTTTACTTGTATTTCTGTTATTGCTAAACCAATTTCTTTTGATTTTTCCATCACTCAACCTCCTCAAGTTCAATTCCTGGGCAATCGAGCACCCAAGCAAAATCGGAATATTCTAGTTCCTTTCGTGTAAATGTTTTATTTTTTTTACTATTGTTAAAAAAATGAAATCCAACTTCTGTTTCATTTAGATAATCATCTGTATTTTTTACCTTAACTTTGTATTTTGGTTCTTTCTCAGCATCGTAGCCAGTCAACCAGGCTTTTGCAAAAAGTTCTTGGTTTTTTCTGTCATTAAGCCATTTCTTCACTACTTCACTATTCTTAGCATAGAGATGAATAGTGGTACTATCTAGTGCATCAATCAAACAAAAATTTCTTAAAAGTTGGCAGTCAAAAACCCAGTCATACATAAATTCAGGGAGAAGCACTTTATTCAATTCTTGTCGAATCTTATCAGCATCTTTTAATTGATTACCAACCCCTGCTCCCTCAAGTTTACCTTGTTCGTATCCTTGTCTATACTTTGTTAAGCCAAAATCAAGACTGAACCAATTTAAGATAGTGTCTAACCAGTCTGTTTTTGAATTTTCATCTAACCTATTGATTCGTCTGATTATATCTTTCAGTTTGATTTCATCTTTCTTGACAACTTGTTTTTTTTCTATAACGCATTCGATTGGCACTTCTACTCTTTCGCCAGTTTCAAGAGCGATAATAAAGTTTGTTTGACCTGTTGTTTCGTAAGAACAGCCATCTATAAAACCTAACAATATAACTTCATCTCTTGGTTTCATCCTTCCACCTCCTCAACTGTGAATTTAATTCGATGACTTCCGATGTTGAAGAAGTTATCAACAGCTATTTTCTTTTCACTTGATACAATTTTCATTGCAGCTTCCATCACTTTTTGACCAAATAAAAATTGATTTTCAAAAAATCGTTTTTCAAGTTCATCTAATTTTTGATAAGGCGATATGTACTTTTGTTCAACCGCCATTTCTTCTTCAAATTTTTTCTTTTCTTCTTCCGGAGACAACGAATGATTATAGATTTCTGGAAAGTTAAGTTCTTTCAACTTCTCAAGACCTCTCATCATCTCCGCATAAGCATTTCTCTCTTTTGAGTGCTTTTGGTAATTTACAACGCCTGGTTGTTGTTTAGCTAAGAATTTAATCTCAGCATTAGTTAATTTGTACTTAATACACATCTGAGCATCTATCCAGAAAGTATCAGCATCTCCTCTATGCCAATTGAAATCATTTCTTTCTAAATCTAATAACAAGTCAACTACTTCTTGACCGCGTTGGCTTTCTAACAATCCATTGTCAACTGGTTTAGTTGCCATAACTTCAGAAATCCATTCTAGCCAAATAGTGTCTTCCATCACTCAACCTCCTCAATCTCAATCCCTTCACAAGAGAAGACCCATCCGAACCCAGCATCTTCTAGTTCTTTTCGGGTGAATTTGCTTCTTAATCTGCTTTGTAAAAATCCCAAGAAATTCTCATCTTTAACACTTACAAGATACTGATCTACTGCTTTTAACTTTACCAAATACCTTTTTTCTTTATTGACTTCGTAGCCGTCAAGTATGGCTTTTATCAATCTTTTTCTGTTTTTAGGTAGTCTAGCTTCTCTCGTCAAATGTTTTAATTCTGTGCCGTCTTTATCCGTCAAGTGATACCCCCAGCCAGTTCTCGAAACATAATATAAAGCCGTTGTAACATCAAAATCATATCTAAAATCAAACGTTTTAAGGAATTTTGCTTCTTCATCAGACACTTTGACTTTTCCGGGTTCGTCTAGTTGTTTTAAGTCTTTCAAAACTTGAGACGTATCAACCCTTCTGAAACAGTCATGGTTCAAATACTCGTATTTTTCAATCAATTCTTGTTTATTCATCTTCCAACTCCTTTAACTGTCCTTGATACCTTTTCAGTTTCTTCTTCCAAAAATCACGCTCTGCGCCTCGTGAGTGTGCAAGTGACTTCACGCAAGGTTCAGACAGTTCTTCAATCCTTGCGTTCGCTTTCTCGATTGAACGTTCTAGTGATTCAATCATTTGTTGTTTAATATTCATCTTCAGTTATCTTTGATATTTCAAGTTCAATTCTATATTTCTTGTTTCCGGACTCTCCACCGTGTCTGAAATCTGTTGACTTGATAACGTGGTAATTGTCATCTGTCCAAAACTTCGCATCCGTCAAGCCGTCTAATAGCGCCTTGCTCGTTGGCGACCAGTTCGGCGGGTCATATATGCGATTAGTTGGGGCGAATACCCAAACAATCACTTTACAAGGCTTTTCCTCGTTAAAAGGTAAGCCAAAGTAGTCTAGTAGAGTATTCCGCCCTTCATAATGCGCTAACTGTCTTAAAAATTTTGTGATTTTAGCTTTTTTCTGAAAGTGCAATCTGTCATTCGCTGAAATCATCTGCTTTCTGTCAAGTTCAAATTTTAAAACTAGTTTTTCCATGATCTAACCTTTTTAAGCCAATGTAACTTCATAGCCTTTTATTTGTTTCCCGTTTTTGATTTTTTGACTAATAAAACCGTGATTTTTTCCTAGAAAATGACTTGCTTCCGACAAACTGTTGAAGTTATATTCAGTATTGCTTATCAAATCTTTCAAAGTTACTTTTTTATTCGTTCTTACCAATCCGTTTTCAAAAGCGTGTCTTTGGTTTTCTTGTCTTGTTGTCCATTCTAAATTTTCAACTGAATTATCTAAAGGATTTCCGTTTTTATGGTTGACAAATCCTTTTCTTTCGGGATTTGAAATAAATGCAGTAGCTATCAATCTACTTACAAGGTGTGTTGTCATTTTCCCGTCTTTCCATAACTTCACACGTTTATCACTATGGCTACTTCTGACACGTTTTTGAATTTGTGGTTTGAGTTCTCTACGTTTCCAAACTCGTTTTCTGATTTTACCTTTCCAGTTGCTATAAGTTGTTTTTCCCTCACACGTCCAAATTGTGCCGTCTGAACACGCTTCATAAATTCCCTCGTAACCTTTTATTTCTCTAAATTCCATTTACGCTCCTTTTTAGAACGGTAGCATATCATCTGAAATGTCCATTGGTGCGCCTTGTCTTGAAAAATCAGGTGCTTGTTGTTGCGCTTGTTGTTGCCCTTGGTTACCTTGTTGTCCTTTGCTTTCTAAAAGCTGGAATTGTTCAGCTACAACCTCGGTAACGTAAACCCTTTGCCCTTGCTGATTATCGTAGCTTCGTGTCTGAATACGTCCAGTAACTCCAATCAATGAGCCTTTTTTCGCCCAATTAGCAAGATTTTCAGCCTGTTGGCGCCACATCACGCAATTAATAAAATCAGTTTCACGCTCGCCATTTTCGTTTTTAAACGGGCGATTGACTGCAAGGGTAAACGTAGCGACTGCCACGTTTGACGGGGTATATCGTAACTCCACATCTCGTGTAGTACGCCCAACGAGTGATACATTGTTTAACATTTTTTAATTTCCTTTCAATTTTCCTAAAAGCATATCAGCTTGTTCTACTTGCGATTCTTTAATTTGTTTGTAGTCCGCAACGCCTAAATGTTGCAAGAACCACTTCACGATTGAACCGTCTTCTTTTCCTTTTTCGGTTGAGATTTTAGCAATTTCTTTCAAATAGTAGTTTGCTTTCTCAACCGAGATAACGGGTTCATCTTGTTTTTTTGCTTTTGTTGCGGGTTGCTTTTTTGTTTGCGTTGCTTCGTTGCCATCATCATCTTGGTCACTTGTTATCCCAAAAATAGCTGACAATGCATAGCGTTTAGCATAAGTAATAGCTGACCCAATAGACTGCGGGTCATTTTTAACTGGTTTCATTTTAATTGGATCATATTCAATCCATTCTCCCGACTCATGCATAACAAGTGTCCCAACAGTTACATTCCCAAGTTCGTCGCTTGACGGGAATTGTGTAAATGATAACCCGTTCTTACTTGCTGACTCTGTGATAGCTTCTACCACGTTTTCAAGCGGTACATATTTGCTTTTAAAGAATGGATTGTTAGCATCTTTTAAAGGTTGTTTCATTTCTTGTTGAGTTTTAGCAAAAGCCTTGCTAAATTCTGTTAGCGTTTCTGATTTCTTCATTCTCAAGCTCCTATCTGATACTCAAGTTCTTACGTTCCACCAATTCAGCACCCAAAATTTCAAGTCCATTTTTCAAATCTTCTTTCAAGCGCTTCTTGTCAGCTTTCCACGTTGCGACTTTGTACGCTTCAGGTAAAAGCAAGTCGTCCACTTCCACGGCTTCGGATTTTCTGAATGACACTTTAAATAGTGGTGTGTCAACCCGTTCATGTCCAGTTAAGTCCATGCTTTCTTTCAAAACTTCTTTCAAGCGCTCGTTCTTGCGTTCGTCCGCTCGGTTTAATTCAGTTAGTCGTTTGATCTCGTTCTTGCGTGCTTCAATATCTGCTTCGTTGTTCTTTATAACCTTGATATAGTTTTCGACTTTGTTTTCATAGTCGCTATTCCAATCAATACTATCAAGCGTATCTGCTTTTGTTTCGTCGTCCAAGTCCATATTGTAAATATCAAGGAATTGTCCAGTAAGTTCGTATAGTGTCGCCATGTTTTTTTCTCCTTATGCGCTCCAGTATTTTTTCAAGTCAATTGCCATGACAGTCGCAAGATTTTTCTGTTCAGTTAAAATCTGCCGTTTATACGGTGCAAGCCCCGCTTGGCGCTCGTCTTCATTACGTGGAAGATAATATCCGCTCGGTTGTGTCTTCTTCGCTACGATTGGATGCTTGAAATTCACTCGTAAGCTCTCAATCACTTCTTCAAGACTTCGTTTTGATAGTCCAGTTTCTTGTCGCACCTTTTCAGCTTTGATCGGTTCTTCAAAACTTGCACGGTTGATAATCAAATTCAATACATTTGTTTCGATTTTGCTCATTGTTCTACTAATCATATTCCCTCCCGATAAATACGCATCTTATTTCAGTACTTCCACACTCTTTACATTCGCTAGGTTGATAAGTGTCAATCCATTCAAATTCATGTCCGCAGTCGCAACAACCACAATCCCACGTATATATCATTTTCTTACTCCTTTGGTTGTGGTAGTGCTAACAAGTCAGGTCTAAGCCCAACTGGCGCTTGTGTGTCAAACGTAAATTTACGGTCACAATTTCGGATATTCTGTCTAGCGATATTATTGAACTGATTTCGTCCTTGCTGATAGACTTCAATAATTGCTTGATCCAGCTTTTCTTGTTCTTCAGCTTGTCTTTGTCGCTTTTGCTCGTTGCTTGCAACTAAAAGAATAGCAATGAATAAGCAAGTCATGATGAATGCTATTCCTAAAATTTGGCTTGTAAGACTTGGTTCTGTCATTTTGATTTCTCCTTATAAATTTTTATAATCTTGTCTTTATCAGCGATAGTCTGATTAGCTTGTTGCAGTTGTTTTCTTAATTCAACATTTTCTCTGTGTTCATCAAGCGCAACCAGTTTCCAATCAGCGTTAATTTCAATTTTGGTTGTGTTGAAAAACCATTTTGTAAGTTTGTCTAGTAACTTCATGTGATTTCTCCTAAATTGCCGTTTTCTGCCAGTTTTCGTGATACCAGTCAATCACGGCATCCCTTGGATATTTTTCACGCTTGCCCTCAATCCTTGGAAAGTCTGCGTGTCGGTTGAACCGTTCGTCGAATGTCGTCGTGTCCTTGGTTCCAAGTAACATTTCTGAGCATTGCGACTTATTCAGTTCCATTGGATAGCGCCTTTTTTCGTCGGTCACAATTGTCATGACCTTGAGCGTCCTATCCATCAATCCAGCTTCAAACTGGTCTAGCATTTGCATCATTAGATCATTCATGTTATAATTCCTTTAGAATAATTTTGTTGAGTGCCTACTTCCAATAGGTGCATTTTTATTTCACAAACTGATACACGCTCCCATTTGTTGAATAGTAAGCCATTTCTTGCAGTTTGCGTTCAAAACGCTCGTCCGTTGTAATCAGTAAGCGTTCTTTCAGTAGTGTTGATAGTTGATAGTGGTTTCTCTCAAAATCTGCTATCAGCTTTTTTCTTTGTTCTAAAATGGTAATGTCCTCCTGTCTTCTGCATCATCTGGATACTTAAAGGTCAAGTCCTTTGCTCCTTTAGCTACTCGACTGACTAGGCTACTGTCAAATGCTTGCTTCATCTCTTTACCAGACATGTTAGTAGTAAAGATTGTCTTATCTCTTGCATCCAGTAGGTTATACAAGAAATCTTTCTTCCAAGGTGCTTGCTCGCCTTTTCCGAAATCATCCAAAATTAAGAAATCAACTTTTTTTAGCAAGTCCAGCCATTCGTCCGTTGTCCGTGCATCTTTCTGACTAAATCCACTTTGGATTTTTTGAAACATGGTAGGAACGTTCATAAAGAGTACGCTTTTAGGGTTGTTATTCGCTTTAAAGTCAATATTTAACTTCTTAGCTATTGCAATAGCTAGATGCGTTTTCCCAACTCCAGCTTGTCCGAGTAAAATTGCGTTACCCTTTCCGTCGTTGAAATAGTGCCTTGCCACTCTCAAAGCGTAGTTTTTGGCTTTCTCGTCTGTGTCATTATTGACTGTGAACGTGTTGAAGCTAGCTTCTTTCATGTCGCTTGGTATCAAGCTGTTTCTTTTTAAGACTTCATACGTTCCACTCAAAATTGAAGTAATAACGGCTTCGCCAATTTTCTTTTCTTGCTCCCTTGCCATGTCTTCCCTTTGGCACTCAGGGCAAAAAGTAGGCTGATAAGGTGTGCTTCGTCCTTTGGCTTTGACTGGATGTTTGAAAGTCCACATATAGCAAGAGTGTTTCTTGCATATCTCGTTTTCATTCACATAATAGATTGGATCTAAACTTAATTTTTCCATTCTTTCTCCTTTCTAAAACGGCAATTCGCCTTGATATTCATGCTCGACAGTGTTTCCAATATATCTAGTTTTTGAAGCGGAATTTTTAGAACTTTCTTTCTTGCTCTTGAAGTTCTTATCTTCTTCTTCCGCTTCTTCTACTGTGGTTATCCCTTTCTTTTTCCAGTTATCAAGAATGCTTTTAAGATACTTGAAATTTCTAACCTCGTTATCAGCAGACTTACCGATAGCGTACTGAACAAGTGGAATGCTCATATTATCCAGTGAAACATACTCAAATAATTGTTGATACTGGATTTGGTCTAACTTAAATCCTCGACTTCTTAAAGTGTCGGCGATTGTTCCAGATTGTATATTTTCAAAATTTCCAAACCCCTTATTATCATCATCATTATTTATGGTTAAATTAGTCTGGTTAATATTAGTCTGGTTAGTTGGTAAATTTTTCCTCTCCGTACAAGTAATATTTTCATGTACGTAAGGTAAATTTTTCCTCTCCGTACAAGTAATATTTTCATGTACGTGTTTTTTTGCTTCTGATACTCTATTTACATAGATTTTATTAGTTGAATTGAATTGTCTTTTCTCTGAAATTAAGTGATAGTTGTTTAACTCTTTCTTGTATGATGTAATTGTCTTTTCAGAACAACCCATTGTTTCTGAAAGTAACTTAACAGAAAAGTTACAGTAGATGCCTTTTTCATCATGCCAGCCGTTTTTCTGCGACTGCCCCCACTTATCTCGTAAGATTGCATATAGGACTTTAGCACCAATTGACAACCCGTTAAAACGTTCATCAAATAACTCTTGAGGTAATTTGTAAAACATTTCAAAATCTTTGTAATCGTCAATCTTTAATCCCATGTAAAATCATCCTTTGTACATAACCCAATCTTTCTTAGTTCAAATATTGCATCGTGAACATCCGTAGATTTTAAATTCGTCATATTCACAATTTCATTAAACGATGTTCTTAGCGGGCGGTTATAGTATTTTTTACAAGAACCTAAATTCTCGTACTTTTCTTCATTTGACAAATCTTGTAAATGTATCATGAAGATTATTTTTGCATCAGAAGAAATTTTGTTATAAGGTTTTTCAAATAGTTTTTCCGGCAACATAAACATTTATTATTCTCCTTTCTATCGTTCTCTTTCGGGAACTTAGTTAGTAAAAAAAATTCCTAACTGGTCTTTGGTATATCCAAGAACAGTTGCAACTTTTATCAGTTCGTCTGCATCGAATGACACAAACCCGTTTTCACGTTTTGCGTATCGTGCACGGTCATTCCAACCAAGCGCCTTTGCCATGTCATCTTGTGTCATCCCTTTTGCGATACGCTCTGCTTTAATTCGTAAACAATCTAATTTCATATTATGTCCTTTCTTTATTTTTCTGTTCTCGTTTGGGAACAATCAAAGTATATCATGCTCGTTCTCGTTTGTCAACAGTTTTTTTAAAAAAAATAACATTTATTTTTAATTTCTTTTTATTTGTACTTTTACGGGAACAGTGATATAATGAAATAAAGATAAAAAAGGGGTGAGGAAAATGAGAAACAATGCTGAAATAATAGAATTGATAAAACAAATTTGTAATGAAAAAAGAATATCTTTGAGTGAACTAGCTAGAAAAACTGGAATGGCAAAATCTGCAATTTCAAGATATTTTAATTTGACAAGGAGTTTTCCTCTTAATCGGGCAGACCAATTCGCAAAAGCGTTGGGAGTTACTCCAGAATATCTTTTAGGAGTTGAGCCAGCAACAGAAAACAAAGAACCAGAATACACTACTTCTGACCTACGCAAAATGGCTGAAAATGCAAAAACATTTGACGGTAAACCGTTGAATGAAGACGATATTGAAGCCATTCAAAACATCATAGAAATTTATCTTAATAAAAAATGAGCATTGAAGACATTTGCGAAAAATACGGTATCAAGATTGAATACTTCGATAAAGACTTATGGAATCGGAATGGCATCTATATTGACGAAATCAAAGTCGTGTTTGTAAGTAAGGATTTAGCACCAGAAAAGCAGAAACAAGTCATACTACATGAGTTAGGACATATCAACCATACTGAAAGAGAATACCAAAATGCGCTTATAAGATGCGAAAACGAAGCCAACCGAAACATGATACATCATTTGTTAGAGGATGCTCTGACTCAATTAGATACACCGTCCGATTTCAATTATTTGCAATTTATGGAAAAGTACAACTTAAAAACCACGACTGATGAGGTCATGGTTAAAGAAGAGTATTTAGCATTATTAAAATAAAAAAATATGTGCAATCACTGAACCACACTAAAAGCTGTTAGGGGGTTTCTTATGAAACAAGAAAGTAAAGCTTTAGGTATCATCGCCATTGTTTTTGGAGCAATCGCTCTATTAGGTTCATGGATACCTATTATCAATAACATTTCATTTATTTTTGCGATTTTAGGACTTATTCTTGGTGTTATTGGTCTTATCGTTAACCGAAAACGGACAAAAACGCTTGCTATTATCGGTACAGTGATTTCAGTAGCTTCAGTCGGAATTGTGATTGCTACTCAAGCGATGTACTCTTCAGCGCTGAAAGGTGCAAGCGATAAAATTGAGAAAGCTGAGTCTGCTGTAAGTTCAGCAAGTTCTACAGTTGAGTCTACTCAAAAAGAGGAAAATACAAAATTCAACTGGACAAAAGAACAGTATAACGCATTGAAGCAAGGTGATATCACAAAATATGGTGCTGGTGGTACCAACTACAACGATGTTATCAAAGAACACGGAACACCTTCATCTGAAAATAGTACAAGCGTAAACGACCGTGAAAGTAAAACAATTTCTTACACATCAACAGGCAGCAAGATTAAGAACGTAACTCTTACATTTACACAACAAGATGATGGTTCTTACTTACTTATTAACAAAATTCAAACTGGCTTAGAATAAAATCTGAGCAATAAAAAACCACGCTCTGAAAGTTTGGCGACTGAGAACGTGGAAAATGAAAAGTATATAGTAAACGGAATTAAAAGTCCCTTTTTACTATACCCATTTTATCAAAAAGGGGGTATAAAAGCAAATGGCATATTTTAGAAAACGAGCGAATGGCTGGGAGTACCGCATATCTTACAAAGATACAGACGGCAAATATAAGCAAAAATCAAAAAGCGGGTTCAAAACCAAGAAACTAGCACAAGTGGAAGCTTTGGAAGTTGAGCAAAAACTATCCCAAAATATACTGACCGACAAAGACGTTACTTTATATGATTTTGTTAAAATGTGGTCAGACGTATACAAGCGTCCACACGTCAAAGACAAGACATGGGATACATACACAAAAAATCTGAAGCATATCAAAACCTATTTCAGAGATCTAAAAGTAAAGGACATAACGCCCCTTTATTATCAAAAACGCCTCAATGAGTTTGGCGAGAAATACGCTCAAGAAACCCTTGAGAAATTCCACTATCAAATCAAAGGTGCTTTAAAAGTCGCAGTCAGGGAGCAAGTAATCAGCTACAACTTCGCTGAAGATGCAAAAGTAAAATCTCAGATAGAAACAAGGTCAGAGGATAATGACTTTTTAGAAGAAAGCGAGTATAAGGCTCTAATAGCCTCTACACGCTCGAATATCCAGTATGTGTCCTATTTTACCCTCTATCTCCTTTCGGTCACTGGTATGCGCTTTTCTGAGGCTCTGGGGCTTACCTGGAATGATATCGACTTACAAAACGGAATAATTGATATAAACAAGTCCTTTGACTACTCAAAGACGCAAGATTTTGCTGGTCTAAAAAATGAAACATCAAAAAGGAAAGTGCCGATTGACAAAACCACGATAGAAACACTAAAAACCTATAAAAAGAAATACTGGCAAGCGAACATTAAAAACCGTGTTTGTTTCGGTGTATCTAACTCAGCTTGTAATAAGCTGATAAAAAAGCTAGTTGGACGTAAGGTCAGAAATCATAGTCTGCGCCACACTTACGCATCTTATTTGATTTTAAAGGGCGTTGACATTGTGACAATATCGAAGTTGTTAGGACATGAAAGCCCTGATATAACCTTGAAAGTATATTCTCATCAAATGGAAGCACTAGCAGAAAAGAATTTTGAAAAGATAAAAGAAATTTTTCTAATTGCTTAATTTTGGGGCGGATTTGGGGCGAACAACCCGTAACCCTTGATAAATAAAGGATGTCAAATCCGTCTACCGCCTCTATTATATTGAACAAAGACTCCGGATGGGGTCTTTTATTTTTAACGATGAAAAAGCTTTATCAGTATTTAGCTGATAAAGCTTTTATTTTATTCAGTTTCTTCTTCGACTTCAAGTTCTTGAATCTGAACCTTGACCTTTGTTACACGGCCATTCTTGACCTTGTCGTTGGTCAAAGTAATTTTTTTATTACAATTTTCTAACTCATAACTGAGTTTTTCCGTTGTTGGTATAGTTCCTACACCTGTCAAATAATAACCTGCGATGGTATCAACATCGTCGCTTTCTAACTCTAAATCAAAGTAATCATTAAAGTCATTCAAATTCATGGTGCCTTGAACGATATAGGTATCTTCACCTATCTGATGGACTTCTACTTCTGCCTTGTCAGTTTCATCATCAATATCACCAACAATCTCTTCAAGTAAATCCTCGAGAGTGACCAAACCTGCCATTCCTCCGTATTCATCGAGAAGAATAGCCATTTGTCTTTGTGAATTTCTCAACTCTTTTAACAAATCGTCCACAAAAATAGTTTCAGGTACAAAGAGTGGTTCCTGTAAAATTTTTCTCAATACAATATTGTCAAAACCATCGTAAAAGCCTGCTTTTAACAGGCTCTTGGTATGAATCAGACCAATCACGTTATCCTTGTCATCATCATAAACTGGAATTCGAGAAAAGTTTTGTTTTAAAATGCTTTCGATAATCGTCTGAGTATCATCTTGAATATCAACCATGAAGGCATCTGTTCGTGGGACCATGACTTCACGCGCCATAAGCTCGTCAAGCGAGAAAACCCCTTGCAGCATTTCAATTTCATCAGCATCCAAGGTTTCTTCACTATTAGTAAGCATATACTCAATCTCATCACGGGTCATTTTTTCATCTGCATCGTCAAATGTCATTGGTGTCAAGCGACTCAAAAGATTGGTTGATGCCGATAACATCCAAACAAAGGGACTTACAATTTTACCAAGAGCAATAATAAATGGTACTGTTCGGATAGCCAAGGAATCCTTAAGGTTTAGAGCAATTCGTTTGGGATAGAGCTCACCAAAAACGATAGAGATATAGGTCAAGAAAGCAAGTGACAGGAAGCTTGCAATTGCATGTGCAGATTCGCTATTTCCCATCCAAGAGGCAATCAATTCTCCAAGAGAATCCGCCAACTTCGCACCTGACAAGATCGTAATTAAAGTAATACCAACTTGAATGGTTGATAAAAAGTGATTTGGGTTTTCAAGTACCTTTAGCAAACGGATATAGCGTTTATCACCTTCTTCAGCTTTTTGTTCAACACGCGACCGGCTAAGGGAAACCATGGCCATCTCTGTCGCAGAGAAAAAGGCATTTAAAAAGGTCAAAACAACTAATAATACAAACTGCAGCAACAAATTCTGACTGCTCGGGTCTTCCATTTTCCTTCTCCTAAAAAGTATAATTGACAC